CCTCTCTTCGACCCGCAAACGCGGTCCCACCCTTTCGGGATCCTACAATGTAGGGATTAAATCAAAAAGTGTATACTGAAACACGCTTATACACTGCCTGACTGTCGGAAGCTGGAAAATCCAGCGCCTTGACGTCAGACCCGTCCTCAGCTTTGGAGACTGGGATGGGCAGCGTGTCCCTAAATACGCCATGCGTGCTTCTATGAAAGAAGCCGCGTGGATACTTTAGGACATTCGAGGCAAGCGTACCCGGCCATTTTGTGACACTATTAGACGTGTACACAGCATAGCTGGGAAGACAGAGATCAGTTGGCATCTCCGGACGTAAGTCCTTCGGTGCTTTCTTCACATAGGTCTTAAAGGTGTAACCTCCCCACCCTCCCCTAAGGAGGGATGTCTTCCGTACCTTCTCAAAATCTCCGAGAAGGTGGCCGTCTCCGTACCCATCGGGTCCGTAGATTTGTAAGGCCGGCTTGATCCAACCTCGGACAATCTCCGAGAATTGTGGCAAGCCCCGTCGCACGTAAAAATTGTGCAAGACAAAGAGGGAGGCCGGGCTCACCCACTTCTTTTGGAAGTAGGGTCGCACATCAGTTCCCTTGTAGTAGTCACGCCCGCAGGACTCCCGAAAGGGGCCCTTTGCGTAAGATTTCTTCTCGTTGGGAATGAACCCAACTGTCTTGAGCAGCTCGACGACTTCGTCGAACCTCGCAGACGGAACGATAATATCATCTCCGTAAACGGAGACGATCTCGCCGTCGCAGACCGCCGATGCGAGCCCCCAGAAGATGAGGGTCTCGAGAGGGAACGTATAACCGTTCCCCATCGACGAGAACTTCTCCAGCTTGACGCTTTCACCTCTCACGAGGATCGTGCCTGTCCTTGAACGGGACAGGTAGTGCGCCCAGTCTAGGGGGAGAAGATGATACACGAGCTCAAGGGCTACGGTATCAGAGGCGGACTTCAGGTCGATGGTGGCTAAGTCACCATCCCGTGAACCTCTCTCGGCCAGCCGCTGATTAAGCGACTGGTCCCGGATGTCCAC